GTAACTATTATCTCTATCTCTTCTGCCATTATTTAATCTTTAAATTGTGTCGCTCTAAAATAGCATTGTAACGCTCAGCCGTCATTGGCTCAATCTGTTTTTTCTCTTGCTCATTATCCATTGGCCAAAAACGATTAATCTTACCTATTGCCTTGCTACCTGCCATAGCTTCTGCTATGCGAAAAGAGGCAAAACGAATGACCATAGCCGATTCCTTTTGCCTCTCCTGGTATCCCTCACACGCTGCATAAAACTCATGAGGCATTGAGCAATAATATTGATCTACACTCCATCCTAACTTACCTAACGCAAACTTTAAGTTGTCGTAGCACTGTTCTCGATGACTTTTTTTTTCTCCTCATTTTCTCTTATTTCTTGACCTTGTTTTATCAAGTCATTCCATAACTTTGTCTCATTTAATTCAATAGTAATAGCTTGTATCTGCTCATTCTTATTTTCCATTGCATCAACCCAATCACATACTAACTCCCATGTGTACTCGACATCCTCACGCTTTAATCTGCTGTAACCAATCATACCACCATAAACCATTGCATACATGAATCCTGATGTAGTTTCACCATCATTATATTCGTGAAGCTTCTCAATGGCTAATTGATTGAATTTAATGCCGTACTCTTTGCCGTTTAGTTTGATTTTCATTTTTTTGTTTGTTTTAGATAATAGTTAATTTGATTGACCTAATTACAAGCCAATCAAATTAACCTATGTTATTAATTAAGCTTGTACAGATAATGTTGGTGTTCCTTGAGGCTGTATAGTACCAGTAAATGTACCAACTGAATCAAATGCGTATGTGCTACTTAATTCTGATAAAAATCCTGTTCCACTTTCTATTTCATCTCCTGTTACTGGTGATTCAGGTGCTATCTTCCAACCAACTATAGTTTTACCTCTCAACAATGTACGTAAATCAGTACCACTGATTTTACCACTATCAGGATCTTGTAAATGCTGACCTTCAAAAGAGTAAGACAACTCTAATGTGCCTGGACTTTTATCCGGGCCACATGCTGAAGCTGCATCAACTACAGTTACTGAATCAGCTTTACCTACTGAAGTTAAACAAACTACTGTATCATAATCGCTTCCGCCATCTGGATCAATGAATAATAACATCGTACCACCGGCTACTTTGTGTTCTGCCATTTTATTTAAGTTTTAATTTGTTATGAAATTACGAAAATATCTTGTTTAAATATCAATATTCTTGAAATAAATACTTTGCCTCCTAAATTACCAAATCTTTCTGTCCTATCTGTTTGTAGCGTTAAATTACACATTTGCAAACCAAAAACTGATAAATCTATGTTGTCAACTCCTTGTGGCTTTATTGCGCTTATAATTGCCCCACACGCTGTATTTAATGTTTTGCTGTTATTGTATTTGTACTCCCAACTATGAACGCTTAATTGTATTGTAAGATTTACATCTGAGCTATTTGCTGTACTTGTTTCAGTTGATGTTGCATCATTAATTACGCAATATATTTTATGCTTCACATCATCCGGTTCCTCACCCTCATAAACAGGAATATCCAATCCGTTCACTATCTCATAGTAAGCTTGTAATATTGCACTGTTTACGTCTCTCATAATTTAAATATTGCTCTTAAATTCTTTTTTAATTCAGGTAATGTTTTTTGCACTGATGGGTAAAGAAATGGTCTTGCTTTTACGCCTTCTCTTAATATTTTTAATGCTGTTACATAAGCATATTTAGGATCCATTTTGCCTGTTCTATTTGCCCAACCAATAAGAGAATCTACAAACTGTTTAAATGTTCCACCAGTACTACCTTTAAATGTTGCTGCGTATGTTTGCCAATCTGCAGGCAAACTACTAACATAAGCTGCTGCATATTTTCTAGTACCGAATTCAACATATGCTGCATACTTTGCTGATGCCGTTACACTCGCTGAACCATTGCCATAATTAGGATTTATGCTCCTAAGCAATAAACCTTCATCACTGCTATTTGCACTTACTAATGATTTTGCATTTTGTGCTGTTGTATCTGCCCAATCGTTCAACTCAGCTTGCACTTGTTCCTTAGCATCAGATGCCAACTTATCAAACTTTTTTATTAATGTGTCTAAGCCTTTTACTTCTATTTGCATTAGTAGTATAATATTGTTGCAACCTCGTTAACTTCAAAAAAAGCACCCCATGTAAACTCACCTGTAGCACTATTATAGAATACCTCTTTACCTGTTGGACTACCTGCAGTAATTACAAGGTATTGGATGCCATCCTTAAACGCACCAAATACATTTTTGCCAATTAATCCATTGTAAGTAAATTGATACTCACCACCCTCAGCTATGTAATTGTATACTTTTATGTTTCCTGTGTCCATTGGTGCATCTGAATTAATTGATTCATCTAACTTAGTCGCCTTTATATATTCAAAAGATTTCGCGCCCTCATTTCTTATCTGTATTGAGTTAATCTTATAAAATTGTGACTCATACTCTATCACATCGTTACTTCTCGTTGGTCGCTCACGCTCATACCTTAAAATAAAGTTTTGGTCATAGGTCCATTGGTTCTGATCATAACTCTTGGCCGTTGAGCCATCTCTTTGCTCCACATCTGCCCACTTTGACCAACTACCTGTAAGTACACTAACCAACCCACCAAACTCATTCAAGCTTGTTGTGTATCTATTTATAGTTACTCTGCGATTAAATTTATACACGCTTAAATAGGTTTAATAATGTCTTAGCTATTGGACTTATATCATCTGTTCCAACAGATCTGTTGTCATACAAATAATACACCTGGTTAAGTACTGCCGTCTTTAATACATCAGGTAATGTTGTATAACCTGTTGTGTAATCAATGGTGATGTTATTAGCATGTGGTGTACGTAAACGCTTGAACTCATTGCCACCAATTGTATAATCAGTATCTAGAACTAAAGTTGTGCCTTGATCATTTACAACGCTATTAATTGCTATCATTGGACCATAAGGAATGTAAATATCACCGTTGCTATTGTTCAATACTGCTACAATATCATGCTCCACAAAACCTACACCAGTGTAAGCTTCACACATCTGCCTTGCAGCAGTTATCAATATATTAATCAAGTCATCATCAGTGCTGATATCAATCTTACAAAAATTCTTAGCCTCAGTTAATGTAACCGGCTCATTTATTACCCCATCTTGAAATTGAACATCTAATACACTATTGTATTCTACCATGATTTACTAATTTTAAAAAGCCCCACCCCGTAGGGCAGGGCCTTTTTATTCATCATCAAACAAACAAACCTATTTACTATACGTTACCGAAATCAGCATATAATGCAGATGCAGGCATCATTAAGTTAACATCTTCAAGACACTCAATACGTGCAGTGATTAAGTTTTTAGTGAAGTTGTCTGCGTCTTCCATTGAGAATTCAACAGTAATAGCTTCAGTCTCAACACGCTCAAGATAATCTCTATCGATAATCAAAATCTTATCATCAGTTACCCATGATGCAGGTAAGATTGGTGTACCACTGATAGCAATGTTTCCATTAACACTTGACAAGATACCACCCGAACCTTGATAGTAACCATTAACATACAATAACTTGTTTAAACGTGCTAATTGTGTGTGTGATACTAAAGCATAAGATGCGTTATAGTTAGCTGTCATTTGAGCAGCAATAGCATCAACGATGAATTTAACATCATCAGTCTCAGCAGATGCAGTTGAACCAGTTGCAGCAGCACTAACTGTAGAAAAGAATGTAGCATTCTCAACCTTGTAAAAATCTCTCAACAACAATCTTGGTAAAGTTGTTTGCATGAATGGTAATTGCTTAGCCATTTGCTTTGAGAAACGCGCAAAACCTGCAATGTAATCTTCAACAATCTTGATTTCTGATAAATCGTAATCAACCTGGCCTTTAGATGCTCCCTCAGTTTGTACTGCAATTGCACCTTCTCCACCAGTTTCACGATATTGAACATACAATCCAGTTGGACTGATTGCTGTTGGCATTAAATCACGGAAGTTAATCTTTTGAGATGGTAACAAAGCTTGTGTAGCTGCATAAGATGCAACACCATCACCTGTTAAGTTGTTTGCCAATGTCATATTAGCTACCGCCTTCAATTCCATTCTGAATGGCTTACC